GTTTAGAAAAATATATAGCGACAGATGTGTCGCTTTTTACGAGGAAATGGCAAAGAAAAACGGAGATAATTGGATTTATTCATATTATCAAAAAGTTAAAAACGGCTCTGTTGTGGTTGGGCAATTTATTGAGCGTTTATTGGACTATTTAATCAAGGGATTGGAAGAAAAGCAATTCTTTTATGACCAAAACAAGGCAAACAACGCAATTGAATGGATTGAACAGCACGCATTCCACACAGAAGGCATCCTTGCTCCGAATCCGATAAAATTAGAGCTTTGGCAAAAGTGTTTTATATCTTGTATATTTGGAATCGTTGACAAAAATGGTTTGCGACAGTTCAGAGAAGTTCTTCTTGTCATTGGTAGGAAAAACGGAAAATCATTGCTCGCTTCAGCGATTGCAAAATACATCTGGCTTGTTGAAGGTGGATTCGGTGCAAAGGTTTACAACATAGCTCCGAAACTTGACCAAGCTGACATTGTTTATAATAACATTTGGCAAATGGTTTTGCTTGATCCCGAATATCAAGAACAGAAAGCGATTTGTTCCGAAAAGGATGTTCACAAAAAGAAGCTTTATGATGATTCGATGCTCCCGAAACACAGGATGTCAGACTTGTGCGTTATGGGTACAAATAGCACGGTCAAAAAAATTGCATTCTCGGCAAAGAAATCTGATGGATTCAATCCGAGTCTTTGTGTTTGTGATGAAGTCGCATCATGGGAAGGCGATTCGGGTTTGAAGCAATATGAAGTCATGAAGTCTGGAATGGGTGCTCGTCCAGAAGGATTGCTCCTGTCGTGTACTACATCGGGATATGTGAACGATTCAATCTTTGATGAATTGATGAAGCGTTCAACAAGGTTTTTGTTAGGCGAGAGCAAAGAAAAAAAGCTTTTGCCTTTTTTATATATGATTGACGATGTCGAGAAATGGAACGACATCAACGAGCTTCGCAAATCGAATCCGAATATGGGAGTGAGCGTCTCTGTTGATTATATGCTTGAAGAGATTGCAATTGCGGAAGGATCACTTTCGAAGAAGGCGGAGTTCATAACAAAATACGCTTGTCTAAAACAGAACAGCTCGCTCGCATGGTTGCCAGCGTCAATCGTTCAAAATATGTGTGGACAAGAATTGAAGCTTGATGATTTCCGTGGATCATATGCGATTGCTGGTTTGGACTTGTCACAGACAACGGATTTGACATCCGCTTGCGTGGTTATACAGAAAAATGGCGAATTGTATGTCTTCGCAAAGTTTTGGTTGCCAGCTGAAAAGATAGACGAAGCAATACAGAGAGACGGTGTTCCATACAACATATATATTCAACGTGGATTGCTTGAATTAAGCGGTGACAACTTTGTCGATTATCACGGTTGTTACAATTGGTTGAAGACGCTTGTTGAAGAATATGAAATTCTTCCGCTGATGGTCGGATATGATAGATATTCGGCGCAATACTTGATACAAGATTTAAAAGCTTATGGCTTCCAATGTGATGATGTTTATCAAGGTGATAATCTCTGGGGAGTCTTACAAGAAATGGAAGGCTTGTTCAAAGATGGCAAAGTTCACATCGGTGACAATGATCTTTTGAAAATACATTTGCTCAATTCCGCAATCAAAATGAATGTCGAGCGTGGAAGGGGTAAGTTGATTAAATTGAACGCATCAAGTCACATTGACGGTGTTGCAGCTTTGGCGGATGCGTTTTGCGTCCGTCAAAAGTGGTGGAATGATTTAGGCAACAGGCTAATAAACGAGGATTGACAAAATGGGTTTATTTGATTTTTTTCTGAAAAACAGACCAAAGATTGAAAACAATTTGAAGGCTCAACCTTTTAAAATGTTCAACGGATATGAGCCAAGATTCACAAGCTTTGGTGGTGACATTTACGAACAAGAGCTTGTGAGAGCTGCGATCAATTCGAGAGCAACACACATAAGCAAGTTGAAGTTCGATATATTTGGGAGTGCTCGTCCAGCGTTGCAAAATAAGCTGATGAAGGCTCCGAATCAATTCCAGACATGGAGTCAATTTTTATATCGTGTGTCAACGATCCTTGATATACACAACACGGCTTTCATTGTTCCTGTTTATGATATGTATGGAGAGCCGAGCGGGATTTTCTGTCCGTTGCCGTCTAGGGTAACGATAAAGACATACGGAAAGAAAGCATTTCTTGTGTATGAGTTTGGATTCGGAGAAAAGGCAGCAATTGAGCTTGAGTATTGTGGCATCTTGACAAAGTTTCAATACAAAAATGATTTCTTCGGAGAAACGAATCATGCCTTGTTACCGACAATGGATTTGATTCACATCCAGAATCAAGGAATCAAAGAAGCGGTCAAGAGTTCCGCAACATATCGCTTTTATGCCCAAGTGAATAATTTTTCGAAGGCTGAACACTTGGCGGAAGAACGCAAAAGATTTTCTGAAGAGAATTTCAGCCGAGATGCTGAAGCGGGCGGATTGTTGTTGTTCCCGAATACATATCAGAACATCAATCAAGTGAAATCCGCTCCATATACTGTCGCAGCTGACGAAATGAAGATGATTGAACAGAATGTTTATTCATATTTCATGGTTAATGAAGATGTTCTCCAAAATAAAGCGTTTGGCGATGCATGGTCAGCGTTTTATGAAGGAGCAATTGAGCCGTTTGCAATTCAGTTCTCGGAAGTCATGACAAAGATGTTGTTCACGTTGAGAGAACAGACACAGGGCAACGGAGTCATCTTGACAGCGAATCGGCTTCAGTACATGACAAACAAAGATAAGCTTGATGTTTCAAGTCAGCTTGTTGATAGAGGTGTTATTTCGATAAATGACGCAAGAGAGATTTGGAATCTTCCGCCTGTTGAAGGTGGCGATGTCCGTGTAATTCGTGGTGAGTATTGGAATGCGGACGAGAAAGTCAATGAAGAGGAGAACAACGATGATGAACAATAATATCACATTGAGAGCTTTTGATTTTGAAGTAAGAGCCGAGAGAGACGAAGAGCGTGGAACATATCTGACAGGAACACCAATCGTTTATGAAGCTTGGACAACGCTTGATTGGTATGATGAAAAGATTGCTGACGGAGCATTGAAGGACACAGATTTGAAAGATGTCCGCTTCTTGGTTAATCACAACACAGACATGATTCCGCTTGCTAGATCACGAAACAACAACGCAAACAGTACAATGCAATTGGAAGTTGTTGACGGGGTTGGAATGAATATCCGTGTTAATCTCGACACAGAGAACAACGCTGAAGCAAAAGCGTTATATTCAGCCGTTGAGCGTGGTGACATATCTGGAATGTCGTTCATGTTTAGCATTAGCGGTCAAGCTTGGGAAGATGAAGAGACCGACCATCCAAAGAGAATAATCACATCAATTGAAAAGGTCTTTGAAGTGTCAGCGGTTACATTCCCAGCATACGAACAAACATCAATTAGTGCGAGAGGTCTTGAGAATGCATTGGAGAATGCAAAATCATCGCTGGAGAGCGTAAGAGCCGAGAAACGTGCTATTGAGATAAAAAAGCAAAAAATCCGAATGATATCGGAAATGTAATTCAAGCAAAGGAGATAAAAATCATGGAATTGAAAGACATGACAATCGAACAGCTTGAAGAGAGAAAGAGTGCAATTCTTGCAGAGGTTGACACCGTTGAAGAGAAAGACGCTCTCGACAATCTTGAAGCTGAAATGAAAGCAATCAAAGCCGAGCTTGAAGCACGTGCAAAGATTGAAGCTGAAAAGAACGAGTTAAGACAGGCAATCGCAAATGATTCTGTTCCGACAACTATCGTTCATGAGTTCAAAGAGGAGAAGAGAGAAATGAAGACAATTGAAGAGGTAAGAAATTCAAAAGAATATGTTGACGCATACGCTGAATATCTTAAGACAGGCAATGCGGATGAAATGAGAGCAAAGACAGCACTCTTAACAGACACAACTGGAATTAACGGTGAGATCGCTGTTCCCGATTTTGTCTATGACATCATCAAGACAGCTTGGGATCGTAACGAGATCATGAGCCTTGTTCAGAAAGTAGAACTTAAGGGCAACTTAAAGGTTAACTTCGAAATAAGCGGTGACGATGCTGTTATTCATACAGAAGGCAGCGGAGCTGTTTCAGAAGAAGAGCTTAATGAAGGCATTGTAACTCTTGTTCCTGCATACGTTAAGAAGTGGAAGAGCTTCTCTGACGAAGTTATGAGTATGAGAGGTGAAGCATTCGTTCGTTACATCTATGATGAGATCGCTTACAGAATAATCAAGAAGCTTGCTGATACTCTTATCGGTTTGATCGCACAGCTTCCCCAGACAGCAACAGCAACAAGCGTTTCTGCAAACATTGTGAAGGCAGCTCCTGCTGTTGGAACAGTTGCAGCAGCTCTTGGAAATCTTTCTGACGAAGCAACAAATCCTGTTGTTGTTATGAATAAGCAGACATGGTCTGTATTCAAGGCAGCACAGTATGCAAACGGCTTCAATGTAGATCCTTTTGAGGGATTCGATGTTCACTTCAACAATAGCCTTCCTGCATACGCAGATGCATCAGAAGATGATGTTTATGCAATCGTTGGAGACTTTGGAGAAGGTGCAATTGCAAACTTCCCGAACGGTGAGTCTATCGAGTACACATTCGATGAGCTGACAAGAAAGAAAGAAGATCTTGTTGAGGTTCTTGGTAAGCTTTATGCTGCAACAGCTCCTATTGCT